AACTCTACATATCCTGCAAAATCACCCTGAGAATGAATCTCCGCCGGAGCACAGCGAGGATCAAAGATTGTATTATACAAATCCATCCGCTTCAGACTATTTCCTTCCCATATAACCTCTTTTGGCTTCGCCATTTTGCCATCGGCAAGAGTTATATCCGCCTCTACAGCAGCGGTAGTTTTGCGATCCCAAATTACTTCAATACCCTGAAGATTATATTTGAATCCATCGCGGAAAAACATGCTGAGTTGACGTGACCAACCAGCAGTTAAACTATTCTCCGCAATAACAGTTTCCATCTGAAGTGCTGCATCATCAAATTCTGGACTTGAACCAACGCCAAAAATTGGATATCCAGAAAGGAAAATCTCAGAAAAATACGCGAGAGCAGATTCAACTTGTGGCAATACAATAGGTACAGTAAGATTCGTTCGCCGACGTTTATCACCAGCTTTTGTTGCCATTCTTGCTTTCCACTGATCGTCAGTCATATCTCCTTCACGTTGATACTCTCGATCAATATATTCGAGAGTAGAACGAATACTGAACTGACCGCGAGAATATTCCTGCGCACGACGAGCATATTCAACAATTGAATCAGAAATCTTTTTATTGCTTAATGGAAATGCGGCTGCTGGAGTTGTCACAGAAACCTCTCAAATCTTAGGGCTGAAAAACAGCATCTGTGAAAGAACAATTATCTTGCTTAACCTTAGCTCCATCGAATTCTTGATTGGTAATCTCACCTTCAAGAGTCATAAGATGGCCATAAAGTTCAAGCATTGAAGGAGCATAACCGATAATATCAAGGATACCATCAATGTTATCTCGCTTCAATGGATTCCACTGATTAAGCTGTGCAATTATCATGCCGCGAACTCTAGGATGAACTTTCAACTCACCCTTTGACATCATCTTTATTCCATTCGTAATGCGTGTATTCTTACTATAACCAGCAGTATGAAGCTCGACGAATTCAATTCCAGCAATTCCTAGTTGTCTACAGATAAAGTCAAACCAGTAAAGTAAAGATGCTTGATAAGCTGTAGATTCAACACCGATGAGACCGATGTTATTACGAAGCGCCATAAGCAGAGCATGTTTTATCGTTTCCCCCGGTGAATAATTACCTTCGTCAATCTCCGTAATAGAAGGAAGCCCATCATATACTTCAAATCCACCAATGGTAATAAGATCGCTTCCCTTCTTATTTGTTGCAGGATCAATAACGATAAATCTTCCCTGTGGTTTATCTATCTCCGCATTATATGGCCATTCATTTATCTTTGCAAGATCCGCTCTGAGATGAACTTTCGCATTCTCGTCATTGAGGACTTCAGCTGCAAATATCTCTTCGTGACCCATTGCAATATCATTGTCCAGCTCGGCAAGTAACTGCTCAAGCGGTTGAAGTTCTTCCCAAAGAGCGGTTCCATCGCTTAAAATACCTCCGCAAATGAATTTAGTCCAACGAGGATTACGTTTCAACTTCCTTAGTATTGAATAAGGCGTTGGAAACATATTACCTACATATATGAAGAGACAGCCATGAGGAGATTTCGCTTTCATAGCAGTTCCTACCATCCAACGCTCTAATGTATTTGCTTGCACCTTAGATTCAGCGCATTCAGCAGTCTGTATATCTTCAAATATCATTACATCGGGTCGTTCATTCTTTAGATTCAAGCCGCGTAGCGAACCTTCCGCACCAATCGCAGCTAGTATTACTGTTCTTCCTCGAAATGTGAATTTCTTTAGTTCTTGAGTATCCTTTTCAATACCTACCTTCCAATCACCAAAGAGTCGCTTTATATTAGTTTCATTCAGCATATCTATAACGTCTGCAACAATATTCTCAGCAAGAGCAGCTGTACTGCTAATGACGAGAATGAAGGAACGCTTGGTGAAAAGTATACAGAAGAGGATAAATAGCTTAACTATAGTCGTCTTTCCGTGTCCGCGAGGAATACCAAGAACAATCTGAGTAAAATCTCTTACCTTAAATATCGCTTCCTTCAGTAACTGCCAAGCAGCAAGCAGAACAGTAGGATACATATATTGGAATATAGTTGGCATTGCTAAAGCAGCAAGAAAGTTTAGATTTTCGCGAGCAGATTCAACTGCTTCCTCATGCTTTACGAATATCTCATCTACATTAGCTTCTACAACAGCCTTTTCATTAGCTTCAAGGTCTTTCTGCAACTTATCAGCAATTATAGACTTTTCATCAATACCGAGAGCTTCATCCCATACATTAGTAGTTCCTCGGAAGCCCATTATTCTGGCCTACGCTGTAGTTGGAGCCTGATTCCAAGAAGCATTAGACGCGCACGCTCTGCATCCTTTCTCTTAGCATCAAGAGGGACAACTTTAAGCGGCTGCTTTTTCTCCTTGTGGAGAATTAACTGTGGCATCTGTTGCTGCTTGCTCATAAGTGCTACCTTCGCGCTCACTCGACACCTTTTCTGGAATTTGCTTCTTCAACCGATCACGCAACAAGTTCTGAAGCGGCATCGTTAATGTAGTTTTATCACCAACTTGTACAACTTCACCTTGCTGATTGGTGATAAATTCACGGCGCGCAGCTGGTGGAAGTGATATTGCAACAATTGTTTGATTTACTGTTAAATCGCCGCCAGTTACTGCTCCGCGCCTCTTTGCTGCATTGATAATCGCAAACGCACGGATAATGTCATTCGTTTTAGTCATCCACCGAATATTATCAGCAAGCTTCTCCAGCACTTCATCTTCCAACTTATCAATCTTCCTATCTCTTTGTGTTGCAGCTTGCAGATTCTCAATCCGTAATGCTAGAACTTGCGTTCTGAATCCATCATCCATTAGCAACTGAGATACATAACTCGGATCGCAGCCAAGCGTTGTTCCTACTTCTGTCGGCCCCAAGCCGCTGCCAAGAAGTGTTAAAGCTCTGCTCTTATCTATCATGACGAAGTTGCCAGGAGGAGTGAGTTCATGCTGGAAGTTTACGCTTGCGGGCACGGATAGCACAGTGGGGATTGCTACTAACTATCATCACTAACTACCACTAATTACTACTACTAACCAAGAACTGAATCTAACAACTAATGGAAGGAATGAATGAAAAATTTTAGAAAATTTGAAGGGATGTCAAAGGATCTGTCCTGGCTCTGGCATCAAAAAAGCCTCTACCCCCCGGCAAGAGTCGGAGTTTCTCCTTGTTGTTTCCCAGTGATAGCAAGAAGCGATATAGCTTTATCATATCGCTTCTTGCTATCACTCTATCTTTTGTTCAGCAGCGGCAATCAGCTGGAATAACTCCAAGCTGCGGTTCGTTGCAGCTTGGAGTTGTGTATTAGCAGCTATTTTGACCTTTCTTCAAACATTCGCTTGCAGTCTGCTTCTTGGGCCAATGCGAAACACTGTCATTCGCAATGTGTTGTCGTAGACTTGGCAGTGTGTTCCGTTGCTTGCTGCTGTTTGCATTGCCCATTGTATTGCTGCTTCAATATCTCCGGTTTTCCAGTGTTGGCGAGCAAAGACTTTAAAGCGGTATTCCATTGCTGTATATCTTGCTTGATGGGTTATCTTTGCAGGTTGTTTCAGCATTGTTTTTGTTTCTCCTTTCTGGACTTTGAATAAGCTGTCCGTAGTTGAATGGTACGCGTATTACATCACCGATACGGTGAGTTGGTGATGCTCGAATCACCACACAAACTCTTACGAGTTGATGCAGTGATGGATAGTTGATGCCCACAACTTCTCCACGAAACCAGTTGTATTCTACATAGTCTCCGATTTCGAAGTGTGAGCATCGAACTATCAATTCGCGTTGAACGATTGCCATGCGGGTTACAGTCCAACAAGTATTGGGTCTTTCAGTTCCAGATGTGCGACGATTTTGCCCTGCAACACCTTGAACATGCGACTCTCCTTGTTTTCACACAGTTCAACGACGTTCTTGAGTTGAACTGCGATCTTGGGGCTGAGTCCTGCTTTTGGTGCAGCGAGACTGAGAAATACCGATTTATAGGATGTAACTGCATCAGCAAGCTTCTTGTTTTGCTCTGCTGTTGCATTGTCAGGCAGTTGCATCTTGTTCGCCAGCTTGAGAGTGAGAACATCAGCGAGTTCGTCATCGAACCAGCTTTCGATTCCATCCTTGGTCAGTTTGCCACTTGCGGCATTTTCAGCAGCGAAGCGAGAGAGTGCTTCGAAGTTGATCTGATCTTCATGGATGTTGATGATGTTCTTCGCAGGTGTTTCCGCGAGTGCTTCAAGAATAATATCGCGGATTGCTGCATCTTGCAGATCTTCGAGGGCTTGCTGCATTGCATCTTTGATGATCTGCGGTGTGCAATCCAGCTTGATCTGCGGAATACTGATGCAGCGAGCATCGGGTTTCTTGTAGTTGGGGTTGTAGTCTGGATTCGGTTCACCATCGAATTCTTTCGTAGTGAACTTGGCCAGTGACTTGAAGGTAGTCACGCTGAGACGATGATCTGCTCTCGGCTTGTTTTTTCCAGTGTAGAGTTCGACGGTATGAAATGCTGTTTCATCGCGTTCCATAATACTGTTTCCTTTCAGTTGTGGATGTTGTAGATATTGGAGTTGCTGCTTACTGTTTACTGCTTACTGCTGTTGTGGTTCTACGGTGTCGGAAGCGTAGTCAATTGGATCAGCTCCGTTGTAGAATTTAATGTCGATGCTGCTTTGCTCTTGTTCGTATGCTTCTAGCTGTCGTAGCCAGTCACATATATCGAGAACAAGAGCTGTTCTTGCTTGCTTCGATAGCTTTGCATCCGTGCGGATTGTTATGAACATTGTATTCATAGCTGTTCCTTTCTGCGCAGTAATTGCGCTTGCAGCCCACTNTTGNTAATGGGCTGTGTAGCGCAGCTATTTCGCAGGCTCTTCGAATTTGCTTTTTGCTTTTTGGTATTCGAAGTCAGCTTGTTTTGCTGCTTCTCGTTTCTCCCGCAGTATTGTGAAATCGAGATTGGTGTCTACTCCTTGATTCAGAGGGATTGTTTCAAGGTTGAGTTCACGGTGCTTTTTCAGCACCCAGTTGGGGCTGCCTGTATCAATGAAGTAGTGAGCGTGTGCTTGGCATGGTTCATTGACACCGAGGATAGCGAGATGTGGATTTGCGCGTTGAATTGCTCCAAGCGCACGTTTCATCGCATTGCTGCGATTGTTCCAGTTGTTTGGCATTGCGATATAGACCTTGCAGAATTGCTTGCGAGCTGTTGAAGTTGTATTCATTTCGATCTCCTTAAGTGATACGGTTAGAATAGCATCGAGTCCTATCTACTGCAAGGGGGATACTACCACACAAAGCGAAAATGTCAAGGAGGAAAGCTCGCCTGATGGATTTATTTTGCAGCAGCGAAGCTGCAATCTTTATTTTTGTCGCACAGGCTTTATCGTGCGACAAACTAACTGCAAAATATCATCAGGACGAGCGATCCTTGACATTGGAGCGACTGTGGTAGGATAACCCAGCAGTAGATAGGATAGGAAGAGGGATGAGGTAGGAAAAATGTGCGGTTCATTTTTCCGTAGGAGAAGGGAGCGGCTAGCAGCGTTAATTAGTAAGGACTCATCCGGCGAGTGAATACGAGCCGACAATCAGTAGATCGCAAGCTCCCTTCTCCTGAATCCAGCTTTCTTGATTGGCACTATCAAGCGGTTGCGAAGCAACTGATAAGATGTTGCTTTTAAGCCTCCGCGGCGTTTGAGCGGAAGCTATTTCTTTCTTTTTTTCTTTAAAAAAGAAAGAAATATGGGAAAGGAAGGAGGGGAGGCTCATTTTACGAGTCGCACCTATGCGACAAAGTAAAATGAGGGGAGGAAACTAATGGGGAAAGGGTGGGATAGTTCTCCTCCCCCTCCAGCTTTTGATCTTGCTTTTGATTTTAAGAAGTTGTTTGGTATTCTCGCGGTAGCGAGCGCCCGCAAATTGCCTAGTATCTTGACAAGTCAATAGATTAGCAGTGTAATAAGTTGATAGTTTCTATCTTAGTTGCTGATCCCTTTGTGTAATCTGTGCTACTATGTGCTACGTTGTGCTACTATGTGCTATATGTGCAGAATGGGCCACCGGGCTGGAACAGCAACCTCCTGGGAGTTGTAGCTAGTAAGTAGGTGTATGGTAGTATCCAGTAGCTAGTATATAGTAGTAACTACTAGCAGCTTTGTGTTTCAACTTTAAACTATACCCCCAAATCATACCCGTATAGATACTAATGTGCTGAGAGAGGAGAAACAGCCAGAAGGTTGCTGTTTGGAGGCGAGGGGTCAAATCTCACACCTAGCACAATGTAGCACAACATAGCACTGGATAGCACCAATAGCACAGAGGGA